TCGGCACTCGATCACAAGACGCTGGGCCATGTTGAGCAGCCGTCCCTTCCAACGGGGCAGGCCCGTCCTCTTGTCGATAGCATTGACATGAGTAGTATGCTTGGAACGGTAGACACCCAGAGGCGAATGAACCATACCATTACTACAGACAAACGTCCGGTGGCCCCCGCCCAACTGAAGGCTATGCTTCTTGTTGTGGCTATTGATGAGGAACGCTTCCCACTGGAAGCCCCGTGTAGCGGGGAGATCCTTGTGGGCAATGCCCCAGCCAGCGAACATATTGCTTCGGAAGTCGTCGTTAGTGAGGTAGATAGTCGGCGCACTAAGAACGAATCCCATACGGGACAGGGTATCCTGCACGTATTCGATGGGCTCGTAGTGTGGGATGGGCTGGTGAGAACGGGTGGCCTGAGGCACGATGCGGTGGCGTCGTACCTGATCCTCCGTCACGAGTGTGCCCCAGTTCTTTGAATCGAAAGGCGTGGGGGATTCTGGTGTTGCGATCATTTTAGTCTCCTTGTCGCAAGTTATTCGCTGCTATATTGCCAAAGTGTACAGCACCTCGGCCATGAACAACGATAGAAACACTAGGAATCTTTCTTTTTTTATTGGCGAATCTACCGGCACAGAGCAGGCAGTTATCGCAGGTAGTACGCTTGCCGCCCTCGTCAGACGCAGGGCACATGATCTCCTGATGCATGAGCGGCTCGTCTGCTGAGCGGCACCTGAATGTCCTCCACCCCATGGCCTGTGCCTGCTCGGCTTCCTCTTGAGTATCGACCGAAGCCATGCACAGGTCCATCAGGTTGTGGTCACAGGTACGCCATTGGTGTGTATATCCAGTCCAACCAGAAGCATGACGCTTGAGGTAGAGCCAGACATGCGAGGGCACAGCCGCCGGGTCACCATAGGCACCGAAGCGGATACGCCTGCCTTCTGTTATCGCAGATAGTTCGGGTAACCTAGGGTACTTGCCTGCCCGGTAGGACTTCCACACCTGAAGAGGTGCCTGACCTACATTGACATAGCAAGTACGCTTGCCGTCTACCTTACGGTGAGGACAGTCGCCGCAGATAGACTTATCGTCTCCACTATCCACGGCATCAGTAGGCCTCATGTTCTGGGGGAGTATCCATGTCTGGATCATGTCCCCCGTTTTCCTGTTGGATGTCTTGAGAGTTGCAATAGCAACGATAGGCTCACCGTTCAGCAACGATGGGCCTTCCCACAGTAGCGTGCCCCGTAACTTGGGGAGTTGTTTGAGTTCAATCAATAGTCCCTCCATCCTTTATCCGAAAGATAGCCGCGGCCTGCTTGTAGTCAGTGCAGTCCGTGAGTCGCAACTCGAACAGGGGACTGTCAAGTTCGGACGGACAAAGCCCATCGTTCAGGTGTTCAAGGTCCTCGTCAGTGATGATACAGATAGAAGACCCATCTACACCACTCCAAGTTGTTCCGTCATTCAGCACAAGTATCGCTGGCATTGGGCACCTCCTTCCAATCAACAACAACATACGCCTCATCGGGAAGGCCGTAGATGACCACGCTGCTGTAGTCGCCAAAGAACTCGACGATAATGTCGTAGTCGCGGTACTTGGGCTTGAGTATGTACCTCTCCTGAATAACCGGGAGGTCTGAGTTGTGGTTGGTATACCCCTCCTCGTTGTAGAGCCCGTGTACTGGAGCGTGGTACAGTGGGAAGTGATCGAGCGAAAGCATTGTGCCATCACCCATGATGTCAATGCTGAACTCGTAGTAGCCATCGACCTCCCACATGGCGGGCTTGTCCTTGATATCGGGGTCACTGTGCACCCTGATCGACTGAATAGTCGTATCAAAGGCAGAGAACTGTCTCCGCCGGGACTTGATGTTGTACGTCTGCATGGTGTGTCTCCTGTCACCTGTAGTCTTCGATCCGTCGGACATTGCCCTTCCTGTCAGTCACGACCATAACGTCACGGGCAAGCGACCCGTCGGCGTTGAGGTATCGTGAAGGGATTGCGTCCCTCTGGGCTAGGTTGTCCTGATATGCACGGCTACGAGCGTACATCTCCGGTCTGATGGGCATGGCCTCCCGCTCCTCTGGAGTCGGAAGGTACGGCGGGTTCTGGCTGGGCATAGTAGTCTCCTTTGTGAATCCAATGTCCCCGGCGGTCAATCCATGTGACCCAGTCACTGACAGACCAATCCTGACAGTATACGCCGGGGTTGTTGCAGAAGTATGAGAAGTATTCAGACTCGCCACTCACTGCGGCTGCCTTCTCGGAGTAGGTGAGGTCGAACTGTACGACATCATGCCTACGGGCTATGAGTTTAGTCATCGAGATCCTCCTGTGTCATCAGGTAGGTGCATCGGGTGGTGATCTGGCAAGGGGTAGGCACCCCTTCGTCGGCGCCGGCACGAAGACTGTCGATCACTCTGCCTCGACGGTCAGCCAGATCCATGTAGTATTCGCAGGACTCAGCGAGCCCGCGAAGAACCTCCATCTCCTGCTGAAGGGCGGCGATAGCCTTGCCCATCTGCTCAATGGCGGTCGTCAGTCTTGGGGGTTGTCCTCCCACGGCATTTCTCCTTGTAAATGGTTGTGTAGTTTCCGTCACTATCCCACTCCCTAACATGAACCTCGTGGTCGGTAGTAATGTACTCGACCCAGATGTCACGCACCGCCTCTACAGCATTGGCGGATGAGATGGGATCTGAAGACGCAACGAGTTCCCCGCTATCACTGAGAAGAACTACGGTGCAGATCGTCGTGCTCATCGCAAGTCTCCTATCTGGGGTTACTTCGAGAAGAACAGCCGCCGAAAGTACGGCCACCTGTAGCGTTCGGTATTCATATCAATACTCCCTATCTGATGGGGTTCCTTTCTTACAACTGCACGGTCCTCCCCACTGCCCGCACCGAATGCAACTCCTTGCCGCGTTCGTTATTGGCTTGAGCATCGGCTTCCACTGACACTCAACGCACAGGTCGATGGCGAGGATCTTACTGATGGGTGCCCCGCACTTTGCGCAGGGTCTGGGGTCTGAACGCATGGTGTTGCTCCTGTGTCAGTTGGCGGCGATGATCCGGTACGATCCGTTCGCGTCGATGGCCTCGATCTCGACCCCATCGGGAAGGGACTCCGAAGGGATGCAGTTGAGGTGGCACGGGATGGTAGCACTCCTGTCCCTGTCGGGGAAAGCCGTCAGGTGCCACTCGCACAGAGAGTCGTGCCCGTGCTTCGCCCTGACGGGACCCTTCTTGCTGTCCACGGTATTATCGTGGAAGGTAAGACGAATGTCCTCCGTGCGGAGGCCGAAGTGCTGGACGCAAGCATTCCGGACACGCCGGGCCAGCCGGGCCGACAGGTTCGTGTCCTTATAACTCAACATCTTCTTCTTTGCCATTGGATTGTCTCCGTGAATACTGACGGTCACCATTGACCAGACAGACGAGGGGGCAGCCGGGAAGGCAGGGCGGTCCACGTTCGGGAGGAACAACGAGTCCCTTGATCCCGACGGCGGTCGCACCTTACTCCTTACCGGCCACCCCCTTGACTGTGTGGACAGACAGAGGGAGAGACACCCCTACTCCCAGTCAAAGAACAGGGGAGCAAGCGTAGCCACCAGCCCGAAGCCGATGAGAAGAACGAGAACAATATATCCGTAAATCTCAGCCATCACTTGTCCCCCTTCTGAGCATCCACCAAGGCCACGGTAACCGAAGCCTTGACAAGCGAGTCGATCTCGCCCATCAGGAACTCGTTGCTGAACTCCTGCCCATCGTTGATCTTGTGGATACGATCCTCAATGAGCCTTCGCAATGTCTGCGCGGCAAACCTGAGACCTTCCAGCGCGAGCGATTCCTGATTGTTCACGGTACTATCAGCCATTGTTGGCCTCCTTATCAAAAGAAAAACCCCCCAGTACCTTTCGATACTGAGGGGTCTAGAGCCTCACTTCCGGCGGATCGGACATAACTGCCACTGCCTGAGTTATTACTCTATAAAACCCCCCAGTACCTTTCGATACTGAGGGGTGGGGTAGTGTGCCGAAGCACGCCCAACGTCAGCCCTTGAGCAGGGCCTTGACGCGGACGCGGGCTTCGGAAGCGGTGACACGTGCCCCGAGATTGGGGTCGCATTCACCACCATAACGGAGGAAGACATCCTGGCGCGTGACCCCACCCTTGGCCGTGGTGCCCGCAGGCATGGCACGGAGGGTGGACCGAAGGTGACGCAGGAAGTGGACGTACTTCAGGAAAGCAGCGGTACACTTCTTGTCGGAAACCTTCGAGTCGATGTCAGAACGCACGACCATACGGTTGAACGCCTTCCACTGCTTCTCCACCGTCTCCGCCTCGTGAGCCAGAGCCGTCAGCGCGAGAGCATCCGACGGAGTGGCATCGTTGGAGGGAACGGCGAGAATGTCCGAAACGGTAGTTGTGGTGTTAGCCATTGGCTTGTGTCTCCAAGTATTGCAGGGGACAATCCCCCTACGAAGACCCCCGGCTACCAGTAGGCAGCCGGGGGGTTACACACTTGAATAGTCCCAGCGATCAGAGCAGCATCCCCTAGCCGGACCGTTGGATGCCGGGGGGTGCTACTCTAGACACCTGATCCCCGGACTAGTCCCTACCCTTGAACAAGGGCGTACTCTTACGTCCGTGGGGGTCCCCGGCTTGACACAGATACCGTTTCCAGTACCCCGCTATCCCGGGATAGAGCCACCGACCTTGATACCTCGTTTCGTCCCGGTCCTAGTAGACCGCTGGAGGGATACCCTTTAGGCTTCCGATTCCCGAAGGCCGACACGCTGCTACACGCGAAGACCCCCGTCCTCATGACCCGGTCCAGTACCCCCCTCGCTTGTTTGGCCGAGGGTTTCACCGCAAGGGAGGGTATAACGAGGTGCCGAGTCTCGATGCCTCCCTGTTCTAGACCCCTGTCCTGCTATTCTCAACAGGGGTTGGAGCACTGGTGGCTTGCTACGCTGGGTTGTCGGTTCCGGGTTCCTTTCATGACCCGTTGCCAATGTATATATCGGCTGGACGCCTGTCAATACTTTAGGGGGTATCGGTGAGAATATGATGTCGATTGATGTAAGTCCTTTGGTGACAAGGGTTTACAAGCGGAATATTTATTTATATTGTCCTAAACTAATGTAAGTCGTTTGGTACCAAGGGTTTATAAAAAAAACACCGGGGGCCACGTGTAAACCCTTTGGTGTCAAGGGTTTACAGGCATTCGGTGCTCGTGGGGTGACGAGGGGCATTCACCCGTGTATCCGGATGGATGGATGAAAGGTAGGGGGCCCATTGTTCCACGTGGAACCACCCCCGGCCCCCCGGCAGACCCAGGATATCCTCGCGTTGCGATTGAGTCTCAGTCTCAAGTACCCCCCATGGGGGTCCCTGCGGGGCCCCGCGGCGATTTCAGGGTTTCAGATTTTTTCTTCTAAAAAGTCCCAAGGGCACACAGAGCCATACGGGGGATTTCCAACAGGATGTAGAGACGGGGCCAGAAGAGCATCACCATTTAGTCTTATTTGCCCAGTAGGCAGCAGACATCTTCCCCTTGGCGATATTCTTGCGGTGCCGGGCCTTGAAGGATTTCCGCTTGGCCTTCATCTTGGCTCCCTCACCGGCCTTAGGTTTCCCAGCGGTCTTAGCCCCCTGCTCTCCGAATCTAATCATCTTAAGTTTATGTCCAACCTGAGCCAAGACCATGTGGGACTTCTTGGGGTGGTTCGGAGTCCGCTTGGGCTTATTGACGCCCTTGAGCCTATGCTTCTTGATTAGACGCTTCCGTCTCTTTTCGTGGGCCATAATGGTCCTTCCTCTCAGGAGCCCTAGAATCGCCTCTGAGCCACTTTCGGTTTTCAGAGGGTAATCTTACGCATTCAGGCAGAAATCCCCTGAGGGGCCGTCTACGGGCCTCTTAACGATCTCTGAGATAGCATTCCGTGGGATAGCATTGACATTGCCCACCAGATCCTCGGAGGAGTCCATGGTAGAGACAACAACAATATAATTTTCTTCTGACCGGATAATCCAGCCAAGGGTTTCCATCTGGGCGGGCTTAAGGGCCTTAGCCTCTTCGAGCCCCATCCAAGAACCATCGTAGGAGGTAATGTCCGTCCAGCGGACCAGCACGCACTGGCAATCTCCCTGACGGCGGCAGGTACCAAGAAGACAGGTCATTAGAGGACGCCTCCCATCATCAGGGCTTCCATGAGGGTCGGAGCGGATGCGCTTTTGCCGCGACGGCGGCGACCTCTTCGGCCAGATGCGTCGGTAACGGTAAATCGGTTTTCTCGCTTCATCGGAGAGTTAACAGGGGTGTTCTTGCCAGCACGACGGGCAGTGCGTTGGGAACCCCGCTGATCGTGGGCCGTCGTCTTTGTGCGTCCCGGTCGGATGATAGGCATATCATTTATCCTTTTTATTGTGATTAATAGTTGGAATATTTTCTAGGTCCCAGAGGAGACCCATAGTCTCCTCCTGTTGCCTTTTCTTTTTATTTCTATTTCTTCGGTCCCTTCCAGTACGAGCGGATTGGCCGGAGAGGGAATTATTAGTGGGATCGTGTTTTGAGGATACCGGACCTCCGGACATGGTTATCTCCTTCGAGACCTTAGGGCCCCTTCTTAAACTCAGCCAATTGAATTTCCTCGATTACGGACTCAGGAAGGCTGTATAGTAATTCTCGCATATTCTCCGCCAGTGAGTGCTTGTCCCGTAGTTCCAGCAGGTATTCGCAGTAACTAAGGATGACCTCCTTGGCGGCTTCAATGACATCATCGTTATTTAAATCCATGTGTTTCCACGGGGCTTTCTGCCTACCGTATGCTCCATGAAGTTCTCTAAGGCTCGATCCATGAGATGGTCCTTCCGGCTTTTGATCTTGTCGTCAGCATTCTGGGCCATCTGCTCCACCCAATAGTTTACCCCAATAGCCAAGACATCAAGCCTGTCGTCGTGGGCTAGGGACCCCTTCTGCCTAGTGATACGAGTCATCTGGTAGAAGAGTTGGTACTGGAGGGCCTTTTCTGGTGTGAGATGCTGAGTAGACCGATAATCCTTCTCAACTAGAGACTCGTCAATAACCAACTTGTGCTGGTTCATCAGGGGCTCTAGGGTGTCGATTATCCGTTTCTCTTTCTGAATAGAGTGTCTAACCTCTTCCATACTCACAGGATAAACCTTAGTCATAATGGGTTTAAGCAGTTCGGTAAACATGCCATCCCCAAAGTTGCTCTCAATAATGACCGCATTAACCTTCTGGTTCTTAGCGACCTTAGCCAGAGACTCCAGCGTCTCCTGACTGTAGCCCCCGGGTATCCCCCCGATGTCGGTGACATACAGGAAGCCATTAAGCATCTTAATAACACAATAAGCAGTTTCGTCCTGTCCCCGGCCCGAGGGGTCTACCGCGAGGACACTACCCGTGTATGAGACCCAGTCACCAGTGACAGCCATGGGGCGATAGAAGCGGTCACCCGAGAAGCCGACATTGGGTAGTTCCTTATGGGCGAGGCTAGGCTCTGCGGCCCACACTACCTTCTCCGGGGCATTCTCCGGATTAAGGTTCATAACCACGAGGTCTGACAGTTTAAGCGGGTAACGACCAGCATCACTGAGAGATGTGTCTAGCATGAACTGGAGGTCAAAGCCTGACCGGCCATAGGAGGCCTCACGCTCTAGGAGATCGAACTCGTCAAACCGTCCGGGGTCAGTCGGGTCCCCCTGCTTCTCCTCTTCCCAATTGTCCTCAATAATGGGGGCTAGTTTGTCTCCGTACAGGATCTTCTGCTTTTCCTTTGGATACCTAGCAGGCCAGATGCGGATATCGTAGCCGCGTTGGGGGAGAGCGTTGTAGATCGACTGCTCAGTCTGAGGGGTGCCCAGATACAGCACGTGGCCTCCGGGCTTCAAGACAGCATCGAACTCCTTGATGGTCTCGCTGAGTTTGTCTCTCATTGCCTGCGTGGCTGAGTTGTTCCAACTTTCCACATCGTCCGCTACGATCAGGTCCGCACGGCTGCCGGTAATTGCACTGGTTATTCCCTTGGATGTTACCGAGGGTGCGTGGGCGTTGGGAGCCGGGCCTACGTCGAAAGCGATCTTTGAATTCCGCTGGTGATCTCCGGGTCTCAAGTGTTGGAGCAGGGGCATTTCCGAGATTAATCGCAAAGTAAAAGTAGAGAAATCATCTGCTCGCTGCTTGGACGCGGAGACCACCAGAATGTTTTTGTCAGGCTGTAGCAGCAACTGATGGCATACATAGGCCGACGTAATCCATGACTTACCGACCCCACGGAATGCCTGCACACACCGACGCTTGGGGCCGTTCTGGACATAGTCCGCAATATCATACTGGACCGTAGTCGGCTCTGGAAGTCCGAGTTGGTCCCACGCAAGATACAGGAAGTTGCGGAAGTCTTTAAGTCTTGGATCTATTTCCATTTAATCTTTTTCCAGAGGATCTTGAAGGGCTTGACCAAACAAGCGGCCTTGCTTAGTATAGTCATAATAGCCCCGAGAACCGAGGTATTTGTTGTCTTCTTTAGGAAAATCATCCGGCTTCCTCCATTGGTTCTTCCGGATCAAAAGGGAGAACCTTGGCTAGATTAAGAAGGGGTTCACTTTGGTTGGCCGAAGCGTCGATGCCGTTGTCCTTTAGGAACTGGCGAGCAACACTGAGGTCAGCCGATGTGGCCTCTCCAGTTTGAATTCGACGGAGTAGTTCTTCACCAATGCCGTGATGGAGAGTCTCCATAAGTTTCTTCATGTCAACCAAAAGGTTACTCCTTAAGTAGCCGAAACAGCGTACTTGAACTGGACCTTGCCTGAGGTCCCTACGCTAAGCCCGCCGGTATTAAAGTGAAACCGAATATAAGGAATGTTTACGTAGTCAGTCAAGTCAGCCACAAATACCTTAGGCCCAGTGACGTTAGGGGTAGTATCAGACGAAAGGGTGGCCAGAGTAGCCCAAGAGTACGACGCTCCGGGGTTGCTCAACGCTCCCTCGACAACAAGGTCTGCGTTTACGTCCGAAAACCCAGTAGTTACATTCATTTCGACAACAACTTTCTTTCCAGAAATGTCATCGGAAAGGTTGACGCTAGCAAGGCTGTTAGTCGCTGCGCCAAGAACATCAGACTCTGCTGAGGTTTTGACTGAAAAGGTTCCTACGCTAGCCGCAGAAAATGATTTAGATTGAATTTCAGTAGCCATTGTTTTTCCTAATTAAGACCAAGATTCAAAGATCCAAGAAACAACTGTCGCGGCAACCGAGCCAACGACCATAGCCCCTCCCAGAAGGGCCGCTCTCCCCTGCTCAAGGACGCGAATGCGACCATCCATGTTATCCAGAGTTTCGGCATGGCTGTGTTGCATATGCAATAGGGATTCTACTTTCCCCTCAAGTCTCCCTAGTGCCAGCAATATGTCACGTTCGCTATCCATTGGTGTGCTCCCTGTTATGCGATTTCGATTGCGTGAAGAAGAGATTTAGTGACATCGCCGTAAACTGTAAAGTTTTCACCGGCACCCGAGATTAACTTGCCCGCAGCGTTGAGTTTAAACTGGGTTCTGTTCGAGGTAGTCAGTGTAAGACACACAGGGAACAGGAGGTAGGTGTTTTTGTTATTTTCATCGTTACGGTCGGTCTGACGATACGTAGGCTCAAGAGCGGTTCCGTCTGCGTTTCCACCAACGGCAACCGTAGAATCCTTGTACATTTTCAGTGTAATGCCTGAGTTTTCAGTTCCACTGTCTGGGGAGTGAACAAGAACCCCAACGGTGCCAATAACCAGCCAAGTAGAAGACCAAGCCTTGGGTGTGGCCACAATCTGGCAGGAACTCTTAATGTAGTTGCCGGTGCTAGAAGAAGCGGACATATCTGCCGATCCCTCTTGCGTACTGGAGACAATCTGGCGGATACCTCCAATAGGCAGGGCACCCTCGTAGTCCTTGGTAGACTCTGCCTTCTCCTGAGAGACGAACAGAAGGTACCGCTGGATGTCGTCGAGGTCAAGTGCCTTGAGGACAGAACCGTCGGTAAAGTCCTTGTACAACACACTGGAGACATCGGTATCCCGATAAATCTTTACTTTGTCCGATCCACTTGTATTAGGATCGAGTGCAACGGTGGCTTGAGAATAAGGATACGAACCAACGGGGGTTACCGTCACTCCAGATGACCTTAGAGTTCCGTTTACTTCTGCCTTAACGTCGGTAGCCCGGAGGAAAGGTTTTGTAAAACTAAACGGTCCTGCGCCTGTAAATAGTTGAAATGAATCTGCCATGGTTTAATCTCTTACTGGGAGTCCTGAGTTTTGAATCATACGATTAAGAGCCTGATGAATAAACATCATGTTCTGTAGGGGAATAATTTCCTTAAGTTTCTTTAGATCCTGCTGGGTAATCGGCTCGCCTGCGGTTATGTTTCTAATCAATGATTTAGCGAACTCTCCGCCACTATTAAGCATACTACCAACAGGGTTGCCATCAATAAGGCCTTCTCCCAGCCCAGAGGCATAGGACCCATATCCCGTGAATACTCCCTCGCCGGAGGGGCTAACAAGATATGCAAGACTATCAATCCAGTTAGGAAGAACCGATGTCCACCCTGCCCTAAGGAATCCAGACGCAACAATACGTTCGTTAGTAAGGGCGTTTTCTAGGTATTCCTCCCGGTGGCTCTCTTCCATTCCTAGGGCTCTGAGGTGTGTCTGAGCGTAGTAGGCAAGGCTTCCCATAGCCAAAGACCCCGTAAAGTAGTGTAGGGACTGGTGGTCTAGCCTGCGAAGGTTGTAGCCTAACTGCTCTGTAGAGGCTGCGATTGCAAAGGTCTTAAACTGAAATATAACCCTTCCAACTGGGTTGTCCAGCCAAACAGGGATAGTCCCCTGTCCTGTTCGCTGTACCAGTTTATTGCAGTGTCTATATAGAGCAAAAGAAAACCTATCAGCAAGGGCCTGATCGTCCCAATCATCAAGGCTTAACTGCCGTACTTTCCGCCCACCCCGATAGTTTCGGCCATACTTTACTGTCCCCGGCTTTTTGAACTGGGCAATCAGTTTAGTAATATCTTCGTCGCTAAGGCCAAGGTCCCGAAGCCGCCGGACTACTCCAGACTCGTGGCCCTCCTTGAACACTCCTATTCCTCCCTTTTTACTGATCTTCCAGAAAAGGTTAACGAAGTGCTGCAAGGAAGAATCCATGGCTGCCCTACTCAAGACGGTATCAATAGGTCCAATACCTGCCCCTGCTCCCGTGTAGGTTACCGCACGCATTTTTTCCATAGACCTAGACGCAAGGGCTTTGAGAGATTCCTTTCTTCTTTGGGAGAACATTCCCCCAGAAGGAGCCCCTTCACTTCTCGGTGCATCTGCGGCAAACCCGCTAAAGTCCATTGAGTCTTCCATTCGTGACCTGTGGGCTCGCCGAAGGTAAGTAGTGCCCCGCCCAACTGCGGCTTCCAACTCAGACAAAAGGTCATGCTTAAGTCGGCCCTTGCCAGTTACGCCGCCCTTCATCTCTCTCTTTAGATTAGTAATCGCAGTGCCAAACGCCTCTACTCCGTGGAGACCGTTAAAGGCAATCAACTGGTAGAACTCGACTGCCTGAGCAAAACCTCCGGATGCCATCTTTGCGACATACCCTAGATCCTGAGCACGCCTTAAAACCTTGTTCCACTCCCCCTTTCCCATTACTACGTTAGGGACAGAGTTCATATGAGCATGTGCGTACCTAATGCTTTTTTCTTCCCGCGATTTAAGTTTCTTTCTTTGGCCGCTATTCATCCACGCAATGACTTCATCAGGAGTATACCCCGGAGCGGCCTCCCCTTCTTCAGCAAGATTGTCAACAACTTTACGCCAGTAAACATTCCCAATAATGCTTCTTTCATACCTCTCTACCGCTTCATCAATGTTCCCGTCCAACAGGTCAGAAAACGTAAGCCCGTCCTGAGAATAATTCTCATCAAACTGCAATCGGCCTTTGCCCATTCTAACTGGGGATGTGTTGCCCTTTACTGGCGAAATGACATCCATAAACTCATCGAATAGACTCTGGTCCATTTTGATGCCGTCTACCCCGTCCTTCACCAACTCTTGTTCTAGATTATTTTTAAGGGCATTCCAAGCCTTTGTATTGGCAATTCGGCCCGACTTATAGTCCATAGGATTAATAGCCATCTCAATCCAACGGTTAGCCAGAATTTTAGCCTGACGGTCGCTAAGGTTATTAGATCCGCTAATTAGAGCGTTAGCCACAAAATCCGTTAGAGCGTCGGTGTTCCCGTCCCGCTTAAGGGCCTCGTCGTACAAGACACGCATATACGGGGAATTAGGAGTTCGGGGAAAGTAATGTGGGTTTGCAATAATGCTTTCATCAAGCGTACCTTCTTTGATCCCCCTTAGTCTTCCTTCTTCAAATACTGACCTGAGATAAGTCACTGCATCTTTAAGTGCTCCCTCTTCTAGTTCTTGGTCAGACCTAAGTGCGGTAAGAATTCTAGAGTTTACTGTCCCTACCCACCCTGTTTTCGCGGGCAGGTTTGCCTCTTGTCTGATCTTTTCTCTCAGGAGGTCCATCTTTCTGTAGTATGCCCCTACTTTCTTCCTGATCTCCCAGTCAGCCATGGTGGAAAGTGGCATACGGGTTCGGCGAAGACCGTCTTCCATAACTAGAGTAGCAAACCGCCTTACCTTTAGATTGGCAGACGCAAGGAGTTGGCTGGTGGGCTGCCCAATGACAGGAAGAGCAAACACAAAGTCAACAGTCTTGGCCAGTAGAGTTCGGTCCTCCTTGTTGGGATCGTATGTTTCTATCCGTGCCAATGCATCATCAATGCTTTCGCCGGTTTCCTCTTGGAAGTTACGAGCAACCTCTCTCGACGCATCATCTTCGATCCAGTTAGACTCAAGTTGATCCCTTTGCCTCTGAAGGGCCATTCCCTCTGCTTCGGCCAACTCGTTAGCAACCTGCGTTTCTACTTCAATAATATCATCTCTAATATCCTGAACCGTTCGGCCTTCCCCTCGACCAATAACTCCGGTTTCTTCCGCTGCTTCGTCAAGTTTTTTGCCTGTAAGTTTGTTAACTCTTTCTCGAATAGCGGCCACGTTAGCGTTGATCTGTTCTACGGTAAGTTCAATTTCACCGTCAATTCTATCTAGTTCGATTGCATACCCATTAGGAGTGTTGGTTGTGGGGACAAGACTTTCTCCCTGAAGAGCAACATAGCCATCTGGCGTCTGCCTTGCGAGTCCCGATTGGACTGCCTCTAGAAGTTCAGATCGAACAATTTCGTTAGACAATGCCTGAGGATCGTGGTAAACCTTCTGTCCTAGTTTGTTATACCCAAGACGCCCCTGCCTAGAAGCCCACACTTCAGCAAGCCCTCGGGCCACGCCCTCGGACATATCTCCAGTTTCCATCAGGGCAACCGTTCTCTGATCGACAAGCCTTCGGGTGTAGTCATCAGCGTACTTGCCGGGGACAGTCAACTGGGGCCAGCGGGCACCGATTGCTCCTCCGAATACTGCCGACGAACCGATAGCCAGCGGGATGTCTTCCATTGAGTAGGTGTCGGAGATGCCAGCACGCAAGAACTCCACGGGCGTATCCGCTGTTGCAGAGAGAAGTCCACCTCGAATAGCACCCTGAGTACGAGACAGGCGGCCCAACTGAATAGCCGTGCCTCCAACCTGAGTAGCCTTTGTGCCCAGACCAATTGGTGCCGCCATGCCCCAAGTAGCGGCGGTTGCTCCCAGATATACTGGATCAATTAGACCCGCAGCAATCAGGGCGACCGTTCCTCCAGAAGTGTTCTGAAGTTTACCTAGGTGCTTTTGATACTCCCTGATGTGATCCATTCTATAAATCAACTCAGACCTACTGCCTGCACTGATTAAGTCATCGTGATAATCAGACAAATCAGGGGCAAGCCTTTCTAGCATTCCGCTGGTTACTAGAAAATCTTCTTCATCCTCGTGCTCCATGACGCTGCCAATCCACCTGCCAAGATCCCCGGTAAGGGTGTTGTAGTAGGTTGACTCCCCAAAGGCCTCGAAGAAACCTGAGTATCCTTCTTCCTCCGCACGGGCTACATCAATTGCTTTCATTCGTGCGGTAACACTAGTATCCACATCAGAAATATAACCAATACCGCTTCGATTAATCTGATCTTCTTCTAGTCGGTTTGCGCCAAAAGGATCAATCATTTAATAAGCCCCATTTTCTTTATTTGCTCAGGCCCAAGGAAGTCAAGCCAGTAAGCCTGTTCTTCTGGCGGGAGATAATCATAATACTCTTTAAACATTTCCGGGCCCGGAAGGGAGTCTCGGTTCATCGCACTATTGAGGCCGCGAATAACCTCTTCTTTATCCGCCCCCTTTTGTCCTTCCCAGTAATTCTCTAACTCACTGTCCTTTTCCTGTGCCGTCCGGATTTCGTCGGAGTCGAGAGCCCAGAGTTCCAAAGCAGAGTTCATGTCGATAGGGGTGCCAATGACTGCCGAACCCCGCTCGGACACGATCCGGTACTGAGTCGGTACCTGACCTTCAATCCCTCCAGCATTATAGGGCTCAAGTATAAGGGTTTCTCCGCGTAGTTCGGGGTACTTTTCCAGAATAAACTCTTTAGCATTTCCCCATTTAAGCCCATAATTTACGGACGTTATAAACTCTTGAAACGTGGGGCTCATTAGGTTTGCGTTTTTGGCGACCCCTCTATCAGTATCTTCGTTAACAGTATACCTTAGCCTCTGGGTTGCAAGACTCTTTTTAATCCAAACTCCTCCCTCAAGAGTCCAGTGTTTGCGGATAGATGCTTCGATTGCGTCTTTTCTCTGCTGAAGGGTACCTGCACGAGACATAGATGCGAGCCTAGTTGCCCACCCAGAGACAGCACTATAGTTAGCCCCACGTGCAATAAACACAACACCCAAATCTTCTTTACTTGGAGTGTGTGTAATTTCAAGCCTATCGAGGGAAGTTGTGTCAGCAGCGTGAATAAGATCAAGGGCAGCCAAGTGAACCGACGACCGGGAGAGTTGATTTGGGGTTACTCTTCCTCCAGTTCCGTGGAATATTTCTGGGTTTTCGGCAATAAAGGTTGCCCTTTCCAGATACGCCAACTCCTCTCCCTGAAAGATAGCACCTTCGTTTCCGTTCTTACGGGCAGACAGGTAGACCTCTCTCATTTGGTCAAACTCTGTCAAGTAGGTAACGTACTTAGCGAGTTCGGGGTTCTCGGCCAGAAGTTCTGCGTTACGGTTTGACCTCTCTGTTGCCTCTTCGGAATTAGGGTCAATCAAAATCTGATCTATGTTTTCGGCGTACTCGCCAATCACTGACCTAGCAGAAGAAGGGAGTGCTCTGTATTGGGTTACCCCAAGGCTGAACGTCTCCATTTCTGCCTTAAATTCTGAGGGCAACTGCCCTGTTTCCACTGCAATTCTTGCGATTCTTTGTCCTCGCCAAGCCCGTGCTGTGTCAAAGTTAAGGCCCTCAAGTCCGGGCTCCGCCTCTACAGCAACCTTTCTTTGTGCGAGGCGGGCCTCACTAAACGAATCGGGGACCCCATCTCCGTCGGAATCTACGTCAGGACGCAGGGAAGATAGGTACATTCCATAAGCAGAGTCTGGGGTATTAGAGATAAGTTTATACTGTTCGTCTGCGATTCCCTGCTGCGCTTGCTCCCACATTTCTTTGTAACCAATAGTGATGTCTTGGTTCCCACCCTTTAGTGTGATCTTCCCGTCCTCTTCCGTTGCTTCAAATCGTTGGCCGTTATTAGAGTAGCCGTCATTGTAAGTTTGGCTTATAACTTTGTAATATTCGTCATAAGTTCCCCCCTGAGTTGCCATTGTAGTAGCAAGGGTGGATGCATTTTCTTGGACCATGTCTTCGTGAATACGAGAGACTTCCGTAGGAGTCGGATACAGCCCGTCTTGGAATGACAACATTTCTCTAACGAGGGCTCGTTCGGTCGCGGTATCCTTGATCTTCTCGTCCCTGTCGGCTCCCCGTATGTTTAGAAGAATATCTCTTTCGGTCAGTCGAATGCCCATATCATTAAAGGCTCTAATTCCATCTCTAATATTGAGGTACTCTTCAGTTTCAATGGAATCTACAGGAGGGCGGACAGAGCCAAGAACTCGAATTATGCTGCCGAGATTAGTGTTATGCAGGTCAGTATCTACCGCAAGTTCGAGGCCTACCAGATCCCGCGAAATGTCTTCAGCCGTAGGGATAGGGCCTCCCCTAAGAATTTGATCCCTGTATTGCTCTTGCAAACGGTAGATTTCAATTTTCTGGGAAGTCTTAAGGCTGCCCTTCCAATACTGTCCGCCCCATCGGTCAAAGAAAGACCGCTTTCTCATCTCTGAGGCAAGAACCGGGTTGTCTCCCGCTATATTCTCAATAAGACCAGAAGAAAGGTAGTCTTCGTAGGAATGGGGTTTATTGGTATAGAAGTAATTGTGGAGGTCTTGGTTGTCCTCGTGGCTTAACTTGTCAGTCCAATTATTGTGCTGTGCACGCAGGGCTGAATAACTGTTCCGAGCACGGTTAATAGCCTCAGGATGATTAGAAACAGAGTAACTATACCAGTTAACAAACTCATCTTCAGTCATGTCGGGGTGGCTCCGCATGACTTCCCCAATATTCAGAAGGTCTCTTCGGGTTTCTGTCTGAGAGGCGATTTCAATTACATCTCTAGCGTCGCTCCATGCAGCCTGCCACGCCTGCGAGTTGAAGAGTTTGGCCCCGCTTCCGCCTTCAAGATTCTTATAAGCAAGTTCCAAAGCCCGGCTGTATGTCTCGGGGTTGCTGAGATCCTTAATAATTCGATCTCTCATATTGGCAACCGCACGTGTCATGCCGATTGTTTCCGCTTCTAGTTCAAGCGTGCTTTCGAGGTCAACCATTAGCCTATCGACATGGTTCCTCATTACAAGTTGAGCGGCAAGAGATTCTTCTGGCTCTAGGGTAAACCCGTTAATAGACATTTCTGCTTCAGGATTTACCTGAAGGTCGTCTCCTAGGGACATTGCAGAAACATCTTCGCGGAAAGAATCTTCCCTATCTCCGGCAGCCGTTCGAGCAAACCCATAGGATGTATTGACGGCTTCGTTTGTCAAGTACATCCGATGCTCGTGTGCTGCTTGGACTATCTTGGCGTCTGTACGCTGCTTGGACGCACGGGACATTGAGTGAAAGACCTGCATTTCAAACGGATCGGTCATTCCCCTTGTGCTGACAAACTCCGCCTGCATGTCTCTGTACGCTTGATCCCACTGGAGTTCGGTCATAGCAGGATCTTTAGTAATCATCTCGTTATACTTGATGTTTACATGCCGCTCCCACGCTCCAGCCGCGAGGTACCCGCTGGCCTTTCGGGCTCCGTAGATAAACCAAGGGTTGTCCTCTGGGCCGATCTCTCCGTCGGCAACCAACTGAGCCATCGTCTTCTGAGAGTTCATTACCATGGCTTCGCCCGCAGCGGCAGCCTGTTCGTTCCTCTGTTCAATAATAGGATTAAATGCTTCTTGTAGCCCCTTCTGAAGAACATCAAGCCTAGGGCTAAAGGAAGCCAATTGATCTCCATAACGGGTCAAAGCAGAGGCCAACTGTTGATTTGCGTTGGGTCCCGACGGAGGGGGAGCAGGTCCCGGCATAGCGGTGGGTGCCGCAGGTGCTTGGTTACCCGGCCTAACGAAGGTACTAACAGGAGAAGCCGTGGGATTCAACTGAATGTTCGCCGGTTCTTCTACTCGTTTCTGCTTAGCCATTGCTTAATCCTGATTACATCAAAAGTTAAAAGTGTAAGTCGGTGCCGGTGGGGTGCTTTGCTGATAATATTGACCGAAACTGCCAAGCCCTCCGCTGATGCCGCCCAGAATAGAGTTGTAAGCGGTATTCATTCCTTGCGTTGCTCCGGCCTGAGCCTGAATAGCGTAAGGAGCCCAAGTGGGGGCATTAACCATACCCGCCGGTGACGGAATAGCAACACCCGGCTGCGGAGTGGGGGCTGCCTGATTAATAGTTGATTGTGCAGCAGCCTGAAGGCCTTCGGCTCTCCTTTGGGCTGCGTTTGCATTCCACTCTAGATTAGTGAGGGCCGTCTCTTCTTTGACGTACATGGCTCTCAAAGCCTCTCGCTGCTCTGCCTCTACAGAAGCACCCTCTACTCCTCGGGCAGCAGCGTTTATGGTTCGCGTGCCCGATGCCCGATTAAACGTCAACCACACATCCTGAAGGGAAGCCATGGTAGCCTGCCTAAGTTGCAAGAGCCCCGTCTGCAAGTCAGAGATTTGTCCGCTGTAGTCCTTGCTGACAGAAGCAATGGTTTCTTCCCACCGATTCTGCTGGAAATCAATAAGTTCCTGTCGATACTCTACGTTCCGCTGGTACTCATTCCACTTCCACTCTTCTTGCCTATTAAGGAAATCTACCTGCTGGTTGTACTCCTGCATTGCGCCCTGATAACCAGCGACAGCCGCTTGATTTGCGTAGGCTGCTTGGGCTTGGCCGTTCTGGTACCCCATGTATGCCTGAGCACCGGCAAGACCAAGGCCTCCAACCAGCATTGTAGTAGGTTCGCACATTTAAATAATCCTTACAAATTCCAAGAAGGGACGCTGCTCGTAACCGTGGTCTGGTATTTCACGAACAAACGAAAACCCAAGCCACTTCAGCCATCTTATGTGTAGTTTATTTCTTTTATCTATAGTATTATACACAACGTCATAGCCCCTAGTCGCCGTGCGTATCCAGTGAGAACACTCCCTTAGAAACTGAACTCTTACGTCTTTAATACCGGGAGTTCCTAGGAGCCATATTCTACCCCTATTTAATCCCTCGTCAAACTCAGGGACAACCCCCCACATAGCCACGGGTATATCGGGGTTTTGTATTACAGTAAACGGGGGCTCTGAGTATATAAACCCAGCCTGCATTGCTTCAATAGGAGACCAATTATGGCTGGCCCTGATTTCCTCAACGTCAGCCTGCCGCATATTGTCTGCAATTATTTGACAGTCTTCCGGTAAAGACTCTCTTACGTAACCCTGTGTACCCTGTGGCATTCTCTTACATCTTTCTGCTTCTAGTTGAGAAGTTAGCCTCAAACTCCGCGGACTCCAAACGAGGGCCAATCGGTGAGGATGATGATGCCTGTATTGTAACAGACTCGCTTTCCGAAAAGATTGGGAATTTAAACTCGCCGGTTCCCAAGGTCATTGTACCCAAGGTTGTATCAGGTGACCCAAGAATTTTACCGCTAAATGAATGGGAGTATTTAGTTCCGTCGGCCTGAGTAACCGAGATATCAAAGGGCCCACTATTGCTGTAAATAAGGCTGCCGTATCTCAACTGGTGGCGGCCCTCAATAGCAGGGGATTTTCCTCCGGTGTTGGAACTAGGCTTGAATAGTGGCTTGGAGAAGGTGTAGGACATATCAAAGGATTCGCCTATGCACCATGTTCTCTTGTCTACATCAGGAGAAGTTGAGGACCAATCTCCCTTAAATCCTATTTGGTCTCCCGCGGTAAAAGCAACAGGAACCCCTATCTCTACATTATTCTTAGAGACAATTCGGTATTGATTCCTAGGTTCAGGGTTGGTTTGATCGGTGTCCCCAATTGCGACATCGTCTTTGAGCGTAAACTCGTGTGGAAGAACAACATACGTTATATCCGTGGATGCCGAGTAAGCAGCCGCAACGACATCATCGTTAGTGAGTTTTCTATCCAGACGAATAAGATACTCCTGCCCGTCTTCTGTTCGGTTGGGCTGGAAATTAATTTTAGATAAGAACAGCCGGTAAGAAACATTTCCGCCTATAGTTTTGTTTGAGTGAGTAATGTAGGCAGTTTCGCCTATAAATTCTACGTTGTGAATTATGCTACCGGGAAATTGGTACTTACTCCACGCAAACTGCTCTCTGCCCTGCCCTGTTTCAAAGTAGTTAAAGCAATACAAGGTATCTTTGTTCTGGTCAGCCAAGCACAGAATGACGTTTTCCTGAGACGCTGACGCCATCTTGGTGATATTGCCCTTAATATACGTTGGGATATGAGCGGTAATATCGTTAGAAGAAAATGTCAGGTTGCTCTCTCTGTTGGAGTACCACTCTCTGAGGCCGCTTGAATCTCCACGTTTAAACGGGAAGAAGACTGACCCTCCCTGAGTAATGGGAATAGCCTCTTTACTTGTTTCAAATGAGGTAATCGGAGAAATAGCAATAGTGGATGGGGCTAGAACAGGCTCTCCGTAGGCTAAGAACTGAGTCTGGTCAGCAAGGAGAAGGAGCCGATCTTCAAACGGTAGGAGATTTCTAAGAACGGAAACTTGGGCTGACGTTGATGCTACATCAATGGGGTCTGAATCCAAAAGAGTTGTAACCGTAGTCCGATAGAAATTCCAAATATCCCCGCTTTCTGACATACACACGTTTTCGTCTGTAGCAAACACAAGACGGTTATTGTGGAACGTCATGGCATTAATCGTGTTTACCCTTTCGCCACTCTTGTTAATAAATGTAGGCCTAGGGTTTGTATCCTCATCCCCCGCTCGTCTATATTTCCACATATATGCGGAGTAGGCATTGGGATCTTCAGGTGCTGTGTAGGCAGGCTGTCCGTAAGCCGCGTCGGCGGACTCCGGTGTCTTTCCATTTGCGGTTTTAACTAGCCAAGTTCCGTCAGCCTGTCTGATGAGGATAAGAGGCATTCCGTACTCGTGGTAAATTCCGTAATTTGTAAAGGGTTTCGGGCACTCTGCCCAGCGACCTTCGTATAGAGTCACGGGCTTATCAGGAGCAGCCCCGTAGGGGGGAGAATCAGAGTAATATAAAATCCTTTTAGTGCCAAGAAACTCTACCCAATAATCGTCTTCCTCAGACGACGGGGAAGAGGTGACTTCGACTTTGCGGCCCCCAAACCAAGGCCAGCCGTATTGAAATGACATATCGGGAGCCCAATCGCCCGTCACGGGTTGGCTATTAACGTCATATCCAAGGAACTGAACAGGAGCACCCAAAGTAGTAACAGCGTCTTTATTGGACAGTTTAGAAAACGAATCAACAGAAGATTGCGAAAAAACCATAGAATCTTCTGTAGGTCCCTCTACAACAAGCGTATAGTCTCGGGGTTCATAGACACCATCCGTTGAGGGGAGAACGATTATGGTGTCCCCTAGGGCAGTTACTGTTATCCCTGTGGTTGACCAGAGAATTATTTGTTGAGAGATCGAAGCCAACTTTTCCGCAATAAACCCACAACTAAGATCGTCGGCTTCAGGATCGTAACTAACTGTTGTAGTCGTTTCAGACCCAACAACGCTAGAGGTTTGTCCGGTAGAAAGATTAGAGGGGGTAGTATATATTAGCGAGTACCCATACGAACCTGATTGTTTAAATGTAATTTTGTAGGTCGCGTTATGCACTGCCTTTCTAATTTGAATAGTAGAGTGCTTACCTAGTTTTTCTTCTGCACCAAATGGTGGTCCACCCTTCCAGTCGTAGATGGGGTGCTCCTCGGGATACTTTTTAGTGTTCAACATTAGGGTAACATCCCCAACAGTTGAAAATTTAATATCCGGCTCACGTTCGTCGCCTGCTGGAATTGCTTCTTCGGGCGGGAGGGGCCAATACGTACTATAGTCTATCGGTGCTAGGTACGACAGTAGCCTCTTTCTGTTGTTGTCTTCAATCGCCCCGTAATAGGAAGGGTCCCAATAGACTGTCTGAGGGTTTCCGTCAATATCGTGGACAAGAACTTCGGGCCTATACAGGTCGTCTGTGTACCCATGGTTATTCTGCTTTTGTACTACAGTTACAACGTATCGCTCGTTTGTGTCCCTATTGATAGTGTGGGTGTGGACTTTGTAGGGAGAAGAGACAGCGTCAATCCGGTTTCCTGAGGAATCCTTGAGTTCTGCAACGTGCTCAGAAGGTGCTCTTTTTTCTAGACCCCGAGTAACCGAAGGGTTAGCGTTGATCTGTTCTGTGCACTGGTTGTCAAACCTTAGGCTGTCAGATTGCTGAGTAACCCCGCCTACAAGATTAGGAACTGTAGTGTTGATTAGAGCCATTATCGTCCCACCCTGTTAATAACTGAATTTCTGTCGATAACACGGTATACATCGTAGTTATCAAAGATACTGTGCCCACTGGTGTTGCTCTCGAATTCCTTGAGGACTGCTAGGGCTCTGAACTCATCCATAGTGTTGAAACTATGGTGGTCGCCAGATCCCACGAATCGGTCCTGAAAGATTCTAGATGCTCGAATGGTAATGTACCTACGAGCGGGCTCCGGAAGTTCGTCCCACTCCAGTACATACATGACAGTTGCCTTGAGGGTGCCAGAGAAGGCATCTGTTTGTCCCTTTCGGTCGTAGAGATATGCTCCTCGTTGAACAATGTCATACGACCCAGTATGTTGAGGCTCAAGGTCAACCCTAACAACATTATCTGCCACTTTAATCCGATTACCATCGGCACCATCTGGAGTAAGAACAACCTCTCGAACCGTGTTAAAATGCCAACCCTGAGTCTGGACCTCCCGTGAAACTTCGGTCAGAGTATTCTGTGCGATTGAAGCGTCGGACTGGAGGGCGTCGTCTAGGGTAGACACCGGCGGTTCACCCACGGTACTAAGGATGGTGTTAACCGCGTCGATCTCAAGCGTTCTACTGGCAGCCATTTGGATTTCCTTTTTAAAAAAGGGGGCAACCCGCCGAAACGGGCTACCCCCGGTCACAGGGAGACTAGACCTGTAAGTTACACGATGATGCGGTAGCAGCACTCTTCGCGGAGAACGCCATGACCCATGGCATACTTGGCCACAAGGAGGTCGCCCTGCCGTTCAACAGAGTAGTCAGTCTCGACAGCAAGGTCCATCAACTTGACAGTACCAACGCCTTCGCTCTGGAAGACAATAGCCTTGGTATTCTGGTAGTTGACTCCCGAGTAGCCGGAACCCGCAGCATAACCTGCACCAGTACCCGCCAGATCGTTCATCACCGAAGCACTTCCCAGAGTTGCGTCCGGGGTGCCCGTTCCCGACTCATCGCCGGTAGGAATGTGATTGGACTTCATAACCTTGATGCCTGCGACGGAAATCATTTCACCGGGGAATGCGATGGAAGGATTGGTGTCGTTACCGTAGTCACGGTTGATGGCATCAGTGTTCTGGCTAATGATCTTGTAATACTGCTCAGGCGGCATCAGACAATAGCGGTCGGTCGAAGGCACGTTCTTTTCGTCCATCTTCTGGGCGACATGGAACAGTGCGTTAATGAGTTCCGTACCTTCGTCTGCACCAGCATCACCCATGTCATGGACTTCACCCAGATACTTGTCGGAAGTAGCACGGGCAGTCCCGAAGCGATCCGTATCAGTGAGGGAAGCACCAATGACAGTGCGGATAAGTGCCTTGTCTGCCGAATACGCCAGCGCCCGTCCGATTTCGGTGGAATAGATCGACCGGACATCGTAGTGGTTCTTGGCTTCGTCAATATTGGCAATGAAGACCGAAGACACCAGCATGTCATCAATGTAGATAACACGCTCGGCAGCCGCAGGCTTGCTCAGGTACTTGCTTGAGTCGGCAACACCGTCCGAACCAGCGTCAACACCGTCCGTAAGAATGCTCTCACCCGGCGTGTGATAGTGTGCCGAAGCAACGCCACTGGTCGGGAACTGTGCACTCTTGCCACTTGCGATTGTGCGAACACGCGTAAGCGGAAGCATCTGATTCATTTCCTCGAAGGTGGTGATGACTTCACCGGCAAAAACCTTCAGGAAAAGTTCATTAGTCTTTCCGCTCGGAAATGCGAGATCGGATGCAGAATCGTCACCCATTCGGGCCGGATCTGCTCCATAATAAAGGGCCATGATTAGGCCTCCTATATAGTAATTAAATGAAACTAAACAAACTAATATCTTTGGGTCTTAGCCGGAAGTTATCCCACCGCAGTGGGGCCGCCTTTTATTCGCCGCTGATAAATATTGGCATTACTGGTTCACATTAGGTTTCCGCAGAAACGTGATTGCCAGCCTTCATGCCTGCGTTGAACGACTTTTCTTTTTCCTTTGCCATCTTGTTTGCTGTACCCGGCTTGTTAAGAAACAAACCAGCGGTCAACGAGAGGCCAGTCAGCAGGAAGGTACCGCCCGGCAAAGCCGAAAGGGGTCCTTGGGCTGACTCAGCCCCCAAGTTAACCGCAGAAGCAAGACTGCTCCAGACAAAGTTAGAACGATCAATACTGTCTTGAAATCTTGTAGTGTTCCCCTCGACAAACTCGACCCATTGGTTCCACGTATATTCAGAGTCATTAAGTGACACCTGAGAGGGGGCCGCAAGGGAGCGTTGGATTCCGGGGGGAACGTTTACTTTAACCATGTCGCCCAGCGAGCAGCCAGAGGCGGCCAAAAGGCCTACCCCCAGTGCTCCAAGGATTGCGACAAGGATCATACCTGTCTTGTTCTCTTTAATCCAGTCAATCATATTAACCTCAAATTACGTTAGAGGAATCAAGACGACGCTGAACGTCTGCTCGATACGCTGGGTCTTTCTTGTATCGCGGGTCCTTCATTGCCGCCGTAATTTCAGCGATAGACTGGAAGGAATTGTTTGTGTTTGAGGGGGTACTGCCCTGAATAAGGCGGCCCCTAGAGCCTCGTGCCTGCTGCATCCGGGCCCATACCCCAGACACTGCGAGTTTAATTTTGTCAATATCGCCTTCTGCAATGGTCGAGTCAAAGGTTTGCTGTTCTTCTTCTGAGAAGTTGTTCTGACCCCACTGGATCATTTCAGAATAATTTTCTGGCCCACCGACTGTTCCCATTACATCTGAAATCATTTGCTGTTGAATAGCCTTTTGGCCCTCAACGTATGCTTCTGCAATATCACGGGGCACGCCAAATTTAGATGAAATTTCTTCGTAAGACTCGTCGGAAATGCCGCCTGTTTCTGAGAACTCTTGGCTATAAGGCGCAAGGGCTTCGTCACTCATGTCCGCAAAGTATTCGCCCTGATCGCTGTCTTCTTTTCCCCCTTCTTCGACAACGTCTACCCCATCCTCCTGCTCATACTCTTCCTCGATATTGCCCTGCGAAATCTTCCGCTCAGCCTCGGCGTATGCGTTGGCCATTTCCTCTGGGGAATTGAACTTCTCTGGAAGCCAATCGGGTCGCTCTTCGGCAGCCCCCTGCTCATCGTCCGTAATAATTTCGTTAACGATGTTCTCGTCCTGAGGCCCCTCGGGGCCCGTCTCGCCTGATCGGATTTCAACCCTGTCCATGTATTAACCTTCCTGTGGTGGTTGTTCTTGCATCTGTTGGTTTTGCATACCGCCCTGCACGGCAGCGTCAACTACTTGTGGACCATATTGCTGGACCATTTGCATCATCATAGCCTGTTGTTGCTCTTGTGCGATCTGTTCTTCAGTTTTAATTAGGCCATCAGTATCAATACCCAGAGAAGCAGCACGGCGATCCATGTACTCTCTCATGTTCATAAACTGACCAAGTGCTTCGACGCCCATAACCTGAGCCACTCCCTGAAGGAAGATATCAAGGCGATTAAGGTCGTTTCCGCGGCCAAGAGCGTCAATGCCCGTAACAATCGCGGGGGTAACAAGGTCCTTAGGAATCTTGGGCAGACGACCTGAGTCAAGCATCCGGTCCATAAATCGGTTAACAATGGGCAACTGAGCCTCTTGACTAAGAAGGGAGTAGACTCCGCCCAACTGACGCTCGATAGACTGAGTGACCAGCCGCACTTCTTCTGCTGTTACACGATCCGCATTACGAATAGTTGATTCAGTAAGGAGGAATGCATACGATAGACGCTCTTGAATGGTCTGCATCGTACTGAGTGCAACACCGAAATCCGCTTGTTTGTTGACCTGTAGAACTGAAACATCTGCCGCACTTCCTTCCCGAATGCCCCCGTTAGGGCTTTGAGCCAAGGTCCGGGCACGAGTAGTGCCATTGGGATTAACGAGGAAAAGAACTTTGGCGGCTGCCGCAGAGCCCTCAACAATAGCCTGTGAAAGAGCCTCAAGAGACTTAAGGTCTCCCATGTACTGCTCGACGTAGCCCCTGCCCCAGTCCTCTCCATCAATCTGAATCATCCGAAGAGCGAGGAACGGAGACTTACCCTTGGGGTACGTGGCTTCAGTACCGGGCACGAGAACTCCACTTGTCTCTTGGTAAACTTTTACCTTGCCGTCCTTGTCTACATGGACACAAGTGTAGATATCTACAGTCTTCATTGTGCCCGTCATTGCAGCCTTAGCGTGCTCCTGTAGTTCCTCGGGCAGAGTATCGGGAGTCACCGATTCTTTAACAATGATCTTCCTTACATTTCCAGACGGGTCTCTTACTACCGTATAACGGTCCATCGGGAACACACGTACTCGGCCATCGTCTGGAATGTGTAGTAGTACGTTGCCCCCTACGATCAGATGCTTAAGAGCGGAGAATAGTGCCGTTCTTAGCCCAGATACTTCGACCTCCCGCATAATAGACCGTTCAATTTCCGACATCGTGTGGTCGATCTCGTTTTTAATTGTTGGGTCTATTTGCTCAAGATCACGCTTTGCCTTCTCGTCCAGCACCAGACGAAAGAAAGGGGCGTTTGGGGGGAGCAGGGAAAGCAGAAGCGCGCTAGCCAAGTTGTTCACACCGCGTGCGCCGACGGACTGAAAGGGTGTGCTATAGGTAGACGCGGCGTTATTCCCCTCATCAGGGATGAGCATTGGAATAGTTAGTTTGGCTGCGTCTCGTGCTCTATCAAGATAAATATCTCTGTTAGTGCAGAGTTTCGTATAGAGCCCCTCAATTGATTGCGGGTTCTGCATTTAGATTCCCTTTAATACTTAGGAAGACGAGGGCCGCCTGATCGGCGATTGCCTGAAGGAGCGTTTGTGGTTGGCGATCCGCCGGGAACATTCACCCCGCCGCTGGTCCTTTGGGCTTTCCGACGAATACGGAGCGATTTACGTCCGCGCTTACCTCGGCGTGCTTCAGCCGCATCGCCCATACTCTGGGTATCCGGAGCGGTCTGCTGCTGCTGCATAATTTCGTCGTTCATTGTGGGGGGGTCTTGTACAATGTTTTGTGTCATGCCCTGCTGCATTTCGTTCAGTTGGTCTTGCAGGCTTTGATTCTGCATTGCAAGAGCGTTCAACTGGGCAGAGTTGTCGGGCTGAGCCGGGGGCATAATAACCTGAGGCGGGGGCGCGGGTGCTGATCCACACATTTTTATTCTCCGTTTGGAAATAGGGTTTCATTTTGTCTTTTATGCATCTCAATAAGAAAGTCTACCACGGCACGAGAACCTGCGGCAAACCAAATCATTCGGTCAATTTCGTCTAATTTAGGACACTGATCTGGAAACCTTTTATCGAGAGCCTCTATAAGGTTAGGAGGCACGGGAGGAAATCTGTCGTTATCAATCACTGTCGTACTCCTTAACCTCATCGAATGGGGTTTTTAGGGCATTAAACTCGCTAGGCCGTAGGTGTTCTTGCACGAGTTCTCGGCTTTCGGGGTCCTTAACGAGTGCGTTTAGGATCTTGTCTAGTGCCCTAGTACACACGGTCCTAGCGTAAGACTCCGTAATCTCCTCATTATTCTCGTAATTAAAAATGTTAACGACAGCAGGCCACGGCCTCAACTGCATCTCTTTCTCCTGAGATTGTGGTCGTTTTTGTCCCATCAGTAGTCTCCCTTTTTGACTGGATGTACCCGTAAAACAGGATAACATAATTAATGATGTCCAAAATAGTGTCTTCAATAGACTCGTCGGCCACCTTGAGTACCCCTCCCTCACAGAAGGTAGACAGGCGAGACATCTTGTCTGTAAGTCGTACCCCAAAGCCCTGCTCGGTGGTGCTAAACCCCATGGCTTCACATCTAGTAAAGTTAGCAAACGGCATCGAACGGTCTTGGCCGCCCGCATAATCGTGGTTTTTTCTCTTCATCAACTCAAAGGCCTTGTGCGACATTGCGTTGTGAAGTCCAAGCAGTTCATCCCTGTTCATTTGCGTACTCCTTAGGTGTCCACAGGATCACCTCTTCGTTGTCTAAGTTATATTCACCATACCTCAAGATACGAGCGACCCTCGCCTGTACCAGTGCCTCTTCTTCGCATAGCCCGGCGTTCTCGTAGGCCTGAACCACTACGTCCCACGTTGGGGTAGACAACAGCCTAGCGGCTCTCTTGGGTCCGATACCGGGACAGCCGGAGTACCCGTCGGTAGCATCCCCCATTAACGACTGGAGCAGGTGGTTGTAGTCGGCTTCCTTGTCGTCCACCTCCACCACTCCCTCCTCTGGTTTCTGTGGGTTGTAGTGCAAGCCGGGGATTGTACGCAGGTCCTTGTCAATAGTAACAACAATCTTGTCGCCCTCAATGTCCTGCCACCCACCAGCCAGCAGCCCAAGTACGTCATCTCCCTCTAGGTTGTCGAAGTAGTAGGTCTCAAAATTGTCCATAATGTGGTTACGCATGGGCAGGAAGGCAAGAGGTTTCCTATGGACTTTTCTATGAAGTTTGTAGGTAGGGAGAATGTCTTTACGCCAGTTGTTCGGGCCTGACAAAGTCATAACTACCCTGTCTCCTCCTGTGTGCTCCTTGATGTTTCTTATCCAAGCATTGAGAATTGTCTTAGCCTCACCCGCGTCAGACACCAAAGACCACAGGTCATTGCCCCAGTGATACTCTTCTTCTACCGCCTTTGTGCAGTGATAAAGGGCAACGTCTCCGTCAATTAGTAGTGTAGGTTTACTAGTCATCTATTCCTCCCGATCCCCCATCTAGGGACAATCTTGCAATAGAAAGTAGGCCAAACACACCATGAAGAGACCCCCCAAAACAAACAGTTATTCCGTCCATTGTGTCTGTCTTGTGCTGTGCTGCCAACAAAACAAAGTCATCGTGACGCCTCTGTAGTTCCTTAATCATTGCGTCAGTTGACTCATATTCCAGAGGGTTGTTCGTATCCGTCATAGACTACTCTTTTCAATTGCTTGAGTTTCTTTTTCATATCCGAACGCTCTGGCGACGATGCTTTGTGGTTTAGTATATCAAGATTAATCAGTGCCTGTTCTTTTTTCTCTATCAAATAAGGCATCATTTTTCTTAAGGCATTTCTAGCAGTATCCCCGTAAGCAACCCACCTGTACCCTGCTCTATTGTTAGGTCTAGCAGGACTCTTAAGATATATCCTACCCCCGCCGAACGCAATGAGATACTTTTCTAGAATATACGGGTTAGTGTTATCGACCATTATACGGTCATACAGTACACACCCCTCTCCGTCAAAGAAACCAGCGAGGTATGATAACTCAATGTGTTTCGGCCCAGTTATTTCCAATGGAATACTCCCCATCTAGAGGACAACGGAAGTTGAAGAAGTCGCCCGCTCGTTGGATACAGGTAACGGCAATCTTTCCTACCATCTCTGCATCCTCTGGGTTGCATTCAAACTGAATCTCATCGTGTATATGGGCTACCTGTTTGAAGTCAATACCGGAGGCGGCAAGTTGTCTGTTCATGTAGACTGTAGCCTTTTTAACCACGACTGCTCCGGCTGATTGTAACAGAGTATTGAGGGCAGAGTGCTGTGATCTTATTTTTAATACCCTACCGTCTATGCCCAGAAGGTAACCCTTGGACTCCACTCGCATATCAATGGCTGCCTTGAGCCTTGCGAGAGCCGGAGTCTTAGCGAGGAACTGACGCCTGAGCCTGCGTCCTGCTTCGGCACCCTTGCCAATTACAGACCCAAGTTTTGTATCCCCGGCACCGTATAGAAAGGCGTAGATAAATACCTTTGAATCGTTCCTTTCGTCTAGCCCTGCCGCCAACTGATTAGCGGTATGGATATCTCCTTCAAGTATCTCTCGGGCATAGGCTCCGCCGTCGTACTTCGCCATATAGTGAGCCAAGCAACGTAACTCTAGGCCTGACAGGTCAACGCCTACAAGAGCCTTACCTCTAGGCACAGTAAACAGGGCACGACACTCTTTGCCCCAAGGGGCTGACACACTCGGCACTTGTGCTAGGTTCGGGCCAGCATGGGTACACCGGCCAGTCACGGCACCGCAGGGGTTGACCCTACCGTGGATGCGTCCGTTCTTGGACAAGCGTAGCCAAGCCTCCTTGCCCTCGGCTAACTGGCCTAGCCTCTTGCCCAGCATAAGGTACTCAGCCAACGGCTTAGCCTCGGGGTAGTCAAGAGAACGAAGCACAGTCTCGTCAACCTTGGGCCTGCCGTCAGGGGTAAACTGATTGGGCTTCCAGTCGTACTTCTCAATAAATGCATTAGCAATCATTACCCTAGAGCCGGGGTTAAACGGAGTCTTCTTGATCCGGAATGGGCCGGGCTTTAGTAGGGTTCCTTTCTCCCCTGCCTCCACCGCCGCCTTCTTAGTCTTATACGTCTTACCTGAGTCAGCAACCCAGTAGGCCCTTGTCTTCATGGGCTCTTCCTTAGGCGGGAAGATAACCTGAAGTTCTTCTTCGATAGCCAAGTGACAAGCGACAAGTTGTTCGTGAAGCCGGGCTGCTGCCTGCTCGTCAAACTCCATGCCGTTACGCCACTGGTCTCTGATAGCCTCGGCGAAGTCGTGCTCTAGTATTACGGCCTCGCCACTTAGGTTCATGTGAGTATTAGCGTGCTTGTACAGGGCTGCTGTAACCCGCACATCCTGCTCACAGTAGGCACGCATTTTTTCTGTGTATTTACTCCAGTCCTCTGGGTCATCGCCGAACGCTGCCTTCTCCTCGTTAAGCCTGAGGCCCCAAGCCTTGAGACTATGGGAGCCGCTGAGCCTTGAGGGAAAGTCGGGCCAGATCGCATCCTGCTGCCTAAGATCGGTCCACCCAAGACGCGAGAGAACGAGGGTGTCGAGGATACGACCCTGCGGCTTCCACTCTGGGTAAACCTTTTGTATTGCTGGGATGTCAAAGTTGATAATATTATGTCCAACAATAACATCAGCAAATTGCAGGATATCCAGTGCCTCAGAAAGGTCACCGTGATAGGTGGTCACTTCGCCTGAGGGGTAGGACATAAGCGAAATACAGAGGATCTTCTCAAGACCATCCAGAGAACAGAAGTCCTCAATAGCGGTGGTTTCGATGTCGAAGATAATTGTCTGCATCATTAGCCTCCCTGTGCGTTAGGTACCTCTACAGTATCGGGTGCCGTCCACTCGGACAGGCGGCCCGTCTCCTTGCAGTATTCCAACTGACAAGCCAAGCCAGTGTCCCCGCTGTACCTGTTCTTGAGTACACGCAGAGTCAGTACGTTGGCTTGGATCTCGTCCTGCTGGTTACGCTCCATGCCGATGACACCGTCAGACAACTGTGCAATAGCATGGCTGCCACGCAGTTGGCTAAGGCTAGTCTGTGCTCCCTCCTCGTGGCCCCTACCATCGGGACGCTTGAGGTGAGACACCAGAATAAGTGCGATGCCAAGTTCCTCCACAAGACTGCGGAGTTTCGTCATGGTGTTGTCGATGATCCGACGCTCGTCGCCCTCACCCATGCCGCTGACCACAATACTCAGGTGGTCAAGGAAGATGTGACTGCATCCCATGGACCTGTTCATGTACCGGATCTGGTGCAACAGGTTCTCTGGGTCCTGACTACCGAAGTGGTCATAGAGAACCATGCGGCCTGAGCCTACCGAATACTCGAACGCTTCCCTCTTCTGCTCCTCCGTCACCTCTCGCTTGTCCCACAGATGGGGCGGGCAGTTCATGGCAATACCCATGACACCCTCGGCTGACCGCTTGACACTCTCCTCAAGTGCAATGTAGCCGACCTTGTGGCCCTGCACAATAAGGTAGTGACACAGTTCCCTGCATACTGACGACTTTCCGATGCCTGTGCCGGAGGTCAGGGTAAGCAGTTCACCTTGCCGAATACCGAAGAGTTTCTCGTTCATGCCGTTCCACGGGTAGTCCACGGACATGACCGTGTTCTCCTCCATGATGACATCCCACAAGTCCTCGCCAGCAACGACACCATCGGGACGGTACACACGTGCACCCCAGATAGCATTGATAACTTCCTGACCTTTGCCGTCAACAAGAGCCTCGTTGGGGTCCTTGGCAGGCAGGCTGTGGACA